TGCCGATTAGGGCACCCGAAGTGCTACATCCAAAGTAGCACAGACGCGGTTGGGTCGTAAACCCAATCTGTATTTGCTTTGACAGTCGTTTTCACTCGGTAGGTGGGTAGAATGTACTCACTTCCCTTCGCTTCAGATACCCGAAATGACAGGGCATCCGGAGCAACTGTCGGCATCATCTCTCTACGATACAGGAGGTCACTGAACGCAACCTGAGCCTGCACGGAGCCTCGCCGATGAACGGCGCGCTCTATAGAAAGCAGTTGAGACTCTGAGTACCCGTTAGCAACTCGATAACGATACAGCGGCGAAGCTGCATAGTCATCAAAGTCGCATTGGATCCATCTGTCCGACTCCTCCTCGGGCCCACGGAAGTGGGTTCTAATGAGGGGCGGCAAAAGGCTCTGACAGTAGCGCCAGAAGCCATATAGCCCTTTGTCCCGGTAAGTGTAACTACCGAGGCGGGCTGCATGGCGACGAACGCGGTTGCAAAGCCGTATAAGGGTCTCAACACTACGCACATCCTCCTTTTGAAAGAGGGGGCGGACGTCTGTACCTATGAAGTAATCGTATCCGCAGCTTTCCCTGAACGGCCCAGAGAGAAATGTTTTCTCCAAGTTAACGGAAAATCCACACCACTCAAGGGCAGGAATCAGGACAGCAGCGGTCGCCTTACTACAAACGATATCATCACCGTGGACGACCGCATCTTCGTCGTATCCGTCAAGACCACCGACGGCTTCTTCAGAGGATGCGATCAAGAGAGACCAGAATATAAGGCTCTCAAGTTCGAAGGTGTATCCGTTACCCATACTCGCAAATCGCTCTGTTTCGTACCGACGACCTTCGACGAGAAGATAATCGGGGCGGCATAAGCACATAGCGTGGTACCAGCGCTCCGGAAGGAGGTGCTGGACAAGGCGACGTGATACAGTGTCACTAGCGGCCTCAAGGTCGATAGTAACAAAGGTATCGTACAAACTACCGACAAAAGCAAGACGACGGTTTTTAGCCTGAGTATTTAAGTTCAGACCTGATCGCCGTAATCTAGCACGAATCATCGAGCCGATGCCCATCTGCATATATACAGAAAGCAGTGGCTGAATCTCGATAGCTCGGTCAGTAAGTGAGGTTTTCGGTACAAAAGCTTGGCGGCCAGCATCGGATCTACGGTGAACAGTACTCAAATCTGGACGGATGAACTCGTCTTCGAAAAGAGCACTATAGCCATGAATCGATGCGTGCCAGCTTGGACTAGAGTCTGTAAGACATGCAGCCAAGCGAAAGGCTTGCGGATTTACACAAGCCACGTCTGCTAGTTTATCGTAAGAAAGGGTACTCGGGGAATCGAAAGAGACTCCGGGTCCGAAACGACAGCTAGAAAACCACTCCCGCGGATCAAAATCGCCTAAGGTACGAGCAATATAACGTGACGCCGTATGAAGAATACGGTTGATCACCGGGGACGATACCCCTGTTCGCTCATACTCGGCAATCCGAGCGTTGGTTGCGGCACAAGAAGCCTCACTTCTTCTGAAGGCCTCGGAAGCTGCCGCCGCCGTGTCGAAGGACCCTATGAAAGGGTTCTTCTTAACGAAAGCGATAGCCTGGAGATCTTTTTGAAGATGTCTTTGGTCTCGGTTGGCGACAACATCAAGTCTTCCGTCAGTGTAGGATCCGTACTGGATCTTATGCGAAACGAGAGAATGAGTGTCGTTATATCTAAGACAAAGCCATAAACCCAACGACGTTGGGGTGTTGAGCTCCTCGTACAGGCGCTGGGCGACAGATGCCAGAGAAGTTTTACTCTTCCAAGTGGAAGAGACAATCTCAGCATCACGTCTAAGTTGCCGTATGTTAACGGACATGGTCGTGATCCTTCAGTTGAAGTTAGAAAGGGATGATACCGCTGTTCGCCGCAGTCTTCATCAAGGCGTCAGCCAAGAGAGACTTGTGGTAAGCATGAGCGTCATTTCCGACTGCTTCGGGAGCCACGACCGGCTCAAACATCTCACCAACGATACGGTAAGTGTAGAGCACAGCGCCAGTCAGCGAGTCAAGGACCGGAATAGAAATCTCGTATCCGATCCGAGTCACCTTGCCACCGGACGCGGGACGCTTTCTGGTCAGTTTCAGACGAGTCCAGCCCTGAGGGGGATTACCATTACGGTAGACCCACTCGTTCTTGTCCTCGCCTTGGCTGAAAGCGGTAAAAACCACGTTCGTGTTGGCATCGTTCTTGAGAGTAATATCAGTGAAAGGCATTGGCCTTCTCCTTCATTTGAAAAGACGCGATAAAAGCGCCACAGATGAAGCGTACTGTCCTAACTTAGACGGCATAGAAAACTGCACGCGAGTCGGGACAGGTCCGCTGAGGACGCTCCTAGTGTAACGGTCGTAGGTCCGTCGCCCAAAGTGAGAGTAATACCGAGATCCGGAAGCATAGTCCTTGTCATTCGTCCAGCCTTTTGAGCTAGAGTCAGTGACAAAGATCGTGCCATCCATATGTTCGGATATACTCGAGCACCCGGCAACAAAATCTTTGCCCGCCCAATTAGAAAGCGCATTCAGATTCTGGCCGATATTCACAAACCAGTCGAGAACAAAGCTGAACGGAACCAGTTGATAAGCCGTAGCAATTGGATTGCCAAGACCTAACTGATTTAAGCCCGCAACAGCCGGGTTCGCAACACGTATGAAGTATACGACCTTTGCAGAACCAGAGTAAAAGGTTGAGAGGCGATACCGGAAGAACTGTGGAACGAAAGCTCCCCAGGTCACCTCTTTATACGGGCCGTGGTACTGCCCGTAGAAGTCCTTCGATCCGGTTACTCGTACAATGGCATCCTTTTTCTGGAAGCCATCGTAACAAGTTTTCATAGCGTCGGCCATGTCGTCCACGATCGGCTTATAGCCGAATTGGAACTTGAGGAAATTATCAGCGAGGGTAAGAGAATCACCCTGCTGACTACGCCCTCGACGGGAGTTCCTCAGTCCTTTTGGGACTGAAGTTAGCCCGAGAGCACGGCTCGCGCCAATGAAGTTACCACGCTTCACCATCGCTGCAGTCTTGGCGATGCGTGCCGCAGAATCAGCTAGGAGAGTGATGGTCTCGTTCAACTCACCAAAGGCTACGCCTAGGTTTATTGATTGGGAGCCAACAGCCTCATTTGCACGATTTGTGGCCGTAACTAACGCACGGTCCTTAGTAGAAGGCGGAATATAAGCCTCCCATTCAGGACTGAGCATATCCTCAAAGAGGATAGGGCCCGACCAAGCGTCAGTTCGTTCAGTATCAGGATAGAAGAACGCCCGCTCAGAGTAACCAAGGTTACCTAGAGCGATCGACCCTTTCTCCCGGATATAGTTCGACTGTGCGTACGGGTCTTTGGGATACCCTGTGGAGTGGCCCTGTCTACTGAGCAGCTCAGCCATGTATGTGAACGGTCCAACGTAGGCACCGTCGTGTACACGGTAATACTGGTCAGATCGATTAAAGTCACCTTTCATAGTATCTCCCGCGGCTAACCAGGCCGCAAAAC